AATGCGAACAAGGCGGGTAAGCTCACCATCACTTTGCAGCAGGAATCCCCTGACGTTGCGTTCCTTGAACAATGCGCCGAGAGAAACACGATGGCGAACCTGTCCATTACAGACGCCAACGACAGCGGCTCTATCTTGTTCGCTCAGAACGTGATGGTGGAGAAGCTGCCCGATCGCGCAAGAGCGAAGGACGCAGCTGATGTCAGCATCGTGTTCCTGATCCCCGATATCAAGATCATTTGACCCCGACAGACCTGAAACATTGGGGTGAAACATCTCGCCAGTTTTCAAGTATTAGGCGCGAAAGTCAAGGTTAGAGAAAATAATTCAACCCAATGTTTCAGGCTCGAATGTTTCAATGTTTCGGTGTTGTTTCAGGCAATGTTTCAGCCAAAACCCCCGTAATTCAAGGGTTTTACAGCTTATGAAACATTGAAACATTTATTTCTATAAACAAGAAGAATAGAGGCGTTAGAGAGAATAGAACCCGTCGTGTATATCTCTAATCTCTCTAAATCGCCTAATCCGCGCGTAAGTATGTGCGCGTAAAATCACTGAATGTTTCAGAAGGAGTGTATGAACTGTGGCAAGGACAAAATCTGTTACCGTGAATGGCGTTGACTATGAGCTTCAGAGCGTCACTTTCACGTGGTATTCCAACCTGACTGACCTTTACATCAACCCTGCCAACGGCAGAAAAAATACAGCGAAGTATGCGGACGCTCTCATCAAGGGATGTGTCACGTCTCCCGCAGAGGTTGCCAAGGGCGGCATCAAGTTCTTTGATGAGAATGACGATCTCACCACACCCAGCGAGCTGGTGCGTGAGATCGAGAACTTTCTTGGCGAGCGAAATAAACCCTAAAGCTGCCGAGAAGCGAGCCATCGTTCACGAACGATTTTGGCGGCTCACGTTTTGCATGGGCGGTATCAGCTACAGCGAATTGAAGGAAATGGATCTCTTTGAGTTTGCCGAGGCTGAACAAGCCCGCCTTCTGTGGCAAGACAAGTGGGCGAAGAAAGATTGACAGAAGGGAGGGATGAATTGTGGCTGATGAAGCTCGCAGCTTGCAGTATAGCATTAACGTAAGTGCGAATACCGGACAAGCGGAGTCGAGTATTCGGAACCTTACGAGTAGCCTCGGCAGTCTGGAAGGCAGCAGCGCACGAATTACTGTTGGCGCTGATGTCTCCAATGCCGAAGCCAGTATTCGGGGAGTAACGAGTAGCCTCGGCGGTGTTCAAACGCAAGCCAGCGGCGTGGGAGCAGCGTTCCGCAGTTCATTCCTCCAAGGTATAGACAGTGGAGAGAGCTTCGCTTCTTCGCTGAAAGCCGGTGTTGGTGGGGCGATCTCCCATGCCACCGGAAGAATCGGGGATTTCAAAAATTCCGTTGTTTCTACCGCCAACACCATCAAAGACGGTTTCACTCATCCGATCAACACCATCAAGACTGGACTGGGTAACGCCGTACAGAGCGCCAAAGATAAGTTCATCGCTATGGCGCGAGGCGCTGACCAAGCAGCCGATGGAACGCGAGACGTAGGAAGTGCTGCCGGGACAGCACAAAGAAGCGTGTCCGAGCTGGGCAATGCGGCAGATGAGTCCAGCGGAAAATTGGAAAGCCTTGGTGGTGTTCTGAAGGGTGTAGGTGCTGGAATTGCGGCGTTCTCCGCTGCTGCTGCTGCCGGTGCGCTTGCGCTCGGCAAAGCGGTTGTGGAGTCTTATGCAGAATATGAGCAGCTCGTCGGTGGTATTGACACACTGTTTGGCGAAGCATCGCAGACTGTCCAGAACTTCGCCAATAACGCCTTCGCAACGGCGGGTATGTCGGCGAATTCCTACATGGACCTCGTTACCAGCTTTTCTGCGAGCCTAATTCAGTCGTTCGGCGGCGATACCCAAGCTGCTGCGGCTGCGGCTGATATGGCAATCACCGATATGGCTGACAACGCCAACAAGATGGGCACGAGCTTGGAACTCATTCAGAACGCCTATCGCGGCTTCTCGATGCAGAACTATACCATGCTCGACAACTTGAAGCTCGGCTACTCAGGTACTCAGGAGGAGATGCAGCGTCTGTTGAACGACGCCGAGAAGATCTCCGGCATCAAGTATGACATCTCGAACTTTGCCGATGTCACAGAAGCCATTCACGTTATTCAAACCGAAATGGGCATCGCTGGTGCGACTGCCGAGGAGGCTGCTGGCACGATCAGCGGCTCTTGGGCGAGTACGAAGGCAGCGTTCGCAAACCTTATCACGGGCCTCGGCAATGCTAACGCTGACGTAGGTGCTTTGACCGACAATGTGGTTAACAGCTTCAAGAATGTTATCAACAATGTGCTTCCCGTTGTGGAAACTATTGTGGATAAAGTGCCTGACGCGCTCGGCGCGTTACTTCCCGCGGTGGGGAGTCTACTCCCTGAATTGCTCGGAATGGTTGGCTCTCTATTCGAGGAAACCTTAAGTATGCTCCTCGGCTTGCTGCCGGAGTTAATTCCTGTGGCAATCGGCGCACTGAGCACTATCGCTGGCGCACTGCTTGATAATATCCCGGTCATCGTGGACTCCGCTCTGGCTCTGGTGGATGGGTTGGTCAGTGCGATCATTGAAGCCGCGCCCATTCTGGCGAGCGCTGCGGTCGAGCTTATCGGCTCTTTGGCGAGCGGGCTTGGCGCGTCCTTGCCGGTGCTGATCCCTTCCATCATTGAGGCGATTGGCGTTATTGTGACGACGCTCATCGAGAACATTCCACTGCTGTTGGATGCCGGTATGCAGCTTCTGAGCGGTTTGGCACAGGGCATCATGGATGCGTTGCCGGTACTCATCGAGATGTTGCCGGAAATCATTATCCAGACGACCACGTTCCTTACAGAGAGCCTTCCCGCTTTCCTTGAACAAGGAACACAAATACTCCTTACTTTGACGATGGGTATTATTGATTCCATCCCGTTGCTGCTGGAACAGCTTCCGTTGATTATTGATTCCATCGTCACTTTCGTTGTTGAGAACCTTCCGGTGATCGTGGAAGCTGGTATAAACCTGCTCATCAGTTTGACGACAGGTATCATCTCAGCCTTACCCGAACTGATTGGTCAACTTCCACAGATTATTACGTCTATCACAGATACGCTCACCGCAAACCTGCCTCTGATTATAGAGATGGGTGTAAACCTGTTGTTACAGTTGGCATCCGGCATCATCTCCGCCATCCCTCAACTGGTGGCACAGCTACCGCAGATTATCTCTGCGATTGTAAGCGGTATTGGTGCTCTGATGAGCAGTATCATAAACATCGGTACGAGTATCGTGCAGGGTATTTGGCAGGGTATTCAAAATGCAGTTGGGTGGTTCACGTCGCAGGTAAAGGGATTCTTTAGCGGCATCGTAAACGGCGTAAAAAGCGTTCTCGGTATCGCATCTCCCTCGAAAGTCTTCGCTGGAATCGGTGACAACATGGCCGCTGGTCTTGGTGAGGGCTTCGGAAAGACAATGGTAGGGGTGTCAAAGGATATTCAAAATGCTGTGCCTACTTCGGTTGACCTACCGAGTATTAACGCACCCACCGTGGCAGACGTTACCTACGGCGTGAACCCTGTCCTTGATGACGTTTCTGATGTGGAAGCGGTAGCGAACTACACGGTCAGACCCATTGTTGAGGATATTAACGCACCCACCGTGGCAGACGTTACCTACGGCGTGAACCCTGTAGTTTCGGATTTCACACCGCCGGACACCTCCGCGAGTGTGGTCTATAATCCGAATGTCCCTGACCCCAGCGTTTCCGATCCAACGATCACCGACCCCGATACTGCTGGCGGCGGTTTCACTCCCGCTCCCTTTGCACCGGTCATCAACATTACGGTTGAGGGCAGCATGGATGAAGAAGCTACTGAGAATGTCAGCAACTCTCTCCGTGAAACCATTCGACAGTTGTTTGAAGAATTTAGAGAAGAAGAACTTGAACGCATGAGCCTGAAAAACCAATATGCGTTCTGAGAGGAGGCACAGAAATGGCTTACACGCTTACCGGGCGCAGAGGCGGCACAGTTCGTTTCGTGCCTATGCAAAACGGTATCGTTGAGAAAGAGAGCGAGAGCTACAGCAGCTCCATCACCTCTAACCCGGTGGAAGATGGAGCTGACATCAACGATCACGTGAACAATGCTGCCGGACAGCTTACAATTTCCGGCGTAATCGTCGGCGGGAGTAGCGCCATCAATGCGTTAAAAGCCCTGCGGGATTCGCGGGACATCCTTACGTATATTGGCGTGACCCGCATGACGAACCTCGTTATTACCAGCCTGAAATTCGATAGGTCTTCCAAGAATAAGAACGGCGCCTCCTTTTCGGCGACGCTGAAACAGATCCTGACCACCTCACCTGAATATGTCTCAATGGACGGTGAGGAACCTATGACGAGGCAAGATGCGGGTAAAAGTGATGATGCGCAGCTTGCGGTTACATCCAACGCCGGAACAAAGACAGTCTCTCTCCAATCGGTGAGTGCCAGCAGTGCCGACCGATACCGTGGGGCTTATGTAACGCCCGGAAGCACTGCCCCGCTGACAAGACAGACTGGCGGCTATAGCGGGCTGACACACACAGCATATTAGGAGGTGTAGAGTATGGCGCTGCAACTGATTGACTTGAACGAAGACGTTGAGTACATCGACATTGATGCCTCGAAGGTGCCGTACTCGTTCACTATCAAACTTACTGACCGCACGTTTCACTTCACTGTGAAATATAACGACATCGGCGGTTTTTATACCATCGACCTTCTCGATGTCAACCAGAACGTGCTTGCCTTTGGCGAAATCGTGAGATACGGTCGTCCGCTGTTCAATGTTGTAGAAGACGAGCGTTTCCCGATTCCGGTTATCATACCGCTTTGCATTACGGGCACCGGCGTGTCTGAGGTCACAAGAGAAAACTTCGGCAAAGACGTTAAGCTCTATCTTTACGGAAGGGCGGTGAGCTGATGGCTTTCTGGATCAGAGCTGCCACGCTTGTGATTGGCAGCAACAAATACTCCCTCGAACGGTTGAGCTTTTCTTTCGACATTCCCTTTGAGGACAGCGACGAGCCGCCGGTAGCGACTGTGAAGGTAACGAACTTATCCGGCAACACCAGAGCGAACATCAAGAAGAATGATCCGGTTATTCTGAACGCCGGATATGAGGGGGATGTGGGCTGCATCCTCATCGGAAAAGTTGTCGGTTTGAAGCATAAACAAGCAAACGTGGACTGGACGACCACGATTACAGTTCAGCCCTGTGCTGATGAGATCCTCGGTAAGCTCATCAACAAGACCTACGCCGAGAATATGAAAGCCTCTGTCATCGTGCGCGACCTGTTGAACATCTTCGGTGTTGAGGTTGCGAAATGCGAACTCTCCATTGACGTGAGCTACCCCCGTGGCAGAGTGTGTAGGGGAAATCTGAAACAGGTTCTGACCGAAATCGTCGTGAATGAATGTAAAAGTCGCTTCATTATTCGACCAACCGGCCAGATTTACATAACCAAGGCTGACGACGGCATCAACAACGGCTTGACGCTTTCAAGAGCCACCGGTTTACTCCGGGCAGACGAGGAGAAGGTCGTTATTCCAGTAGAGGATGACCTGAACTCCCAAACCAGCGGTGAGGACCGAGAGGACGACACGATCTCCCGCTCTTGCCTTTTGAACTATCGGGTCTCCACAGCCGAGGTCGTGCGTATTCAGTCTGCTGAATTGAACGGGCGATTCATTGTTGTGAGCGGATCGCACTCAGGCGGACGCACCGGCGATTGGAAAACCTCGATGGAACTGAAACCTTTTTAGGAGGATATGCGATGGCTGGTAACAACACCTACAATTATCAGCAGATCCACGACAAGAAACTTGCCGAGTCGATCTGCGTTGCGGCTATCGTGACCGTTCTGGCGTTTGATCCCACCAAGATGACGGTCAACGTACAGCCGCTGTCCAAGCATTTGGAGAACGGCAAGTATGAGAGCCAGCCTCCGATTTTGGCAATCCCCGTGGCGTGTACCCGCTGCGGCGGTTTTATCATCCGTCCTTGGATCAAAGAGGGCGACACAGGCGTTGTGCTGTATCTCGATCACGATATGGACAGCACCGTCACTGGCGGCAAGGAAGCCAAGCCCTTGACGGAGCGGAACCATTCGACTACTGATGCGATTTTCGTGGGCGGCATTGTCGCAGGAAATTACACGGTGCAGGGGCTTCCTGCCGAGAGCCTTGTGCTTGCCACCGACAATGGCGGCATTTACGTAGCCGTGAAAAAGAACGGTGTCGAAATCAAGGGCGACGTCACAGTGATTGGCAAAGTCACAGCAACCGGTGACATCCTCTCCGAGAACAGAGTGAGCGGAGCGCATCATACGCATCCGGGCGATTCTGGTGGCATGACCGGCCAGCCGAATTAGGAGGTGATTGAGCATGGATAATATGACCTTGCTGATCGACTCCGAAACCCGAGACCTTGTGTTTGATGAAGACGGTTCCTTCAAAAAGATATATGCCAACGACACCACCGTACAGAACGTCCGTCACGCCTTGCTGACGTGGAAGGCTGAGTTCTTCGCAGATCTGACGCACGGCACGGATTACGAACGTATCGTGGGTAAAAATCAAAACGAAATCGAAGATGAGGAGATCAAGGAGGTTATTCGGGAGGCGGTGTTTCAAGAGCCCGATATTTCCCGCATTGACTCGCTTGAAGTTACTTATGACCGCCGTGAAATCACGGTAGAGCTTTCAGCCGCCCTCGTAGACGGTGAGACCATTGTATTGGAGGTGACAGCATAATGGCAAAGATTACTGATTGGGGCTTAACGGATGCCGGTTTTAGGCGACCGACATACGCCGAGTTGCTGGATGCCCTCGAACACAAAGCCCGAGAGCTGTTCGGAGTGCGAGCGAACCTGACCGTCCGCTCCCCGTTAGGCATTTTCCTTCGCATCTTTGCTTGGATGCTGAACCTCCTGTTCTCTACCATAGAGGACGTTTACAACTCTCGCTTCATCGACACAGCGGTTGGATCGAGTCTATATAACCTCGGCAGAGCAATCGGTCTACGTCTGCTCGGGGCGCAAAAATCAGTCGGCTATCTAACCTTCTCCGGTACGGATGGCGTTGAAGTACCGGAAGGCTATCTCGCTGAAACGATCTCCGGCTTGCAGTACATCACTTTACAGTCCGGTGTTATTAAGGACGGCAGTGTAACACTTCCGGCTTCAGCGGTTGTCGCTGGACCCGACAGCAACGTCGAGGCGAACACGATCACAAATATCACGAACCCCAAGTCGGGCATCTCCAAGGTCACGAACGTGAAGCCTTTCGAGGGCGGGCGCGACACGGAGACGGATGCTGAGTTCCGAGAGCGATATTACCTGTCTGTGGACTTTGCGGGTGGCGTAAACATCGACGCAATCGTAGCAGAGATATACGAGAACGTGGAGGCGGTCATCGCTGTCACCGGCGAAGAAAACGACACGGACGAGGTGAGCGCCAGCGGGCTGCCGCCGCACTCCATCGAGATTGTCGCGTATGGCGGTTTGGATGAGGAGATTGCTCAGGCAATTTACCGCAGACGTGCGGCGGGCATCCAGACCTTCGGTAACACAACTGTCGCGGTCGTGACCGCATCCGGCACGACCCAGAACATCAGCTTCAGCCGCCCGACACCGGTGCGTGTGTGGGTGAAGGTTTTCAATCTTGTCACAGACCGGAGCTTTCCGCTGGATGGCATCGAGCAGATTCAGCAGCAGCTCGTCTCTTTCATCGGCGCGAATACTCGCGGAGGGCTGAATATCGGGCAGAATGTCATCTGCATGGCGCTGCCTACCGAGGTGTTCAAAGTCCCCGGCGTGGTCGATTTCGACCTCCAAATCAGTCCCGACGGGGAGACCTACGGCTGGGGCAATATCACGGTTGCGGCTCGGGAGAAGGCCGTGACTGATGAAAGTATGGTGGTTGTGACGTGAGCAACTACCTGTCCAAGATGCTGTATGCGCTGACGAGCGCGTATAGCCGGAAGGATTATGACAATCACAAGCAGGACTTCCCACTGGAAACCAATATCGGCAAGCTGTTCTCCATCCTCGCGTGGGGCTTTGATTCCATCGAGGAACAAGCGGAGCTGATACGGATGTGGGATGACATCGACCACGCTCGCGGCGCTGTGCTTGACCGCTACGGCGCTAATCTCGGTGTGAAGCGCGTCAGCCCGGATGACCTGTTCTATCGTCTCGCCATCAAGGTGAAGGTCATGGCACAGCTCTCCGGCGGTGATTCGGACACCGTGATAAAAGCCGCGAGTGCTTTACTGGATGTCGAGCCATCAGACGTTTTGCTGGAAGATGTGTACCCGGCCAAAATCGCCCTCTTTGTTGACCAGACACTTATCAGGCCAGAGCTGCTGGCGCTGGTAGAACCTATTGCCTACGCCATCAAGCGCATTTTGGCTGCTGGCGTCGGGATGAGGGTCTACTTGCGTACCTATCGGACTTACCGGCACGACCTGATTTTTTTACGGTGCGGATATTCAGACACCCAGCTGTCGAGCGTCCCGGTCGGAGAGGACCGGGAAAGCACGAACGTGTGGGGTGTCGGATTCGGGGGATTTGATAGGGTGTCCTTCATGCCGCCCCCGTTCAGTGAGGATAGATTGGCCCGCCAGCCTGTCACGCTGGCGCAGGGAGCCTTCCACGCGCCCGAGGTGATACTTACCCCACCCACTCCCGAAAGCGCGTATAGAGGCCGTCAGGACGGCGCAGGAGGGGCAATCTACCACGCCCACATCAAATCTAAGAGAATTGACTAAAAAGGAGGAGCGATTATGTCCAAGTTTGAAGATGGGAGCTACGGTTCCCTCACTGGCGTTGCTCTGATTGGCAAAGTCCTCGCTGGTCGCTGCGGAATGAAATATACGAGGGCGGCAGTGGGAAAAGGAGCCATACCGGACGATATGACGCCAAAGACCATGACCGGCCCTGCCGATTACGTTATGGACGCCAGAATTGCCGCCATTACCAATCCGATAGACGGAGAATGTCAGGTAACGGTGCAAATCAAGAGCGATGATGTAGAGGTAGGTTTCTACCTCACGAACATTGTCCTGTTCGCAGAGGACCCTGACGCGGGCGAGGTCCCGTACACATATCTGTCGTTGGAGAATGAACCGGAATGGATCCGGCCCGCCAGCTCCATCGTTGGCAAGCTCGCCACATTTGACCTTATCGCCGCAGTCGGCGATATTGACGCGGTATCTGCTCTGATTGACCCGGAGGCAATCGCCACGGTAGGAAGGGTTGAGCAGATGCTTGTGGATCACAACGCTGACCCGAACGCCCACGGCGGCATCGGCAGCGCGGTCATTGATGAAATCACAATTCCTGCGACCGGGTGGGAGCGGGAATCTGATGATGGGGACTATTTCATTGACGTTCCAGTCGAAGCGGCTCGTGGAGACCTCTATCCGTCTGTAACCTTGCACAAGACCGCGCTTTCAGCGGCCTTTGCCGCAGGGCTGCGGCAGACGGTGGCGGCTCTTGAAGGGGCGCTGCGGTTCTGGGCGGTAGCGATTCCGTCCGAGGACATGGACGCCACCATCGCCCTGTTCTTCCGGTCCAGCGTCGTTGGCGGGACGGTTCCCGTCGCGTCCAGTGATACGTTGGGCGGCGTAAAGGTGCAGAGCGGCTCCGGCCTGAGCATTGACAGCGAGGGTAACATCTCGCTTGTCACGGCGACCGCAGAGGATGTCACGTCGCTGTTCGAGCAGGAGTGAAATAGTTCTGATTCTGAGGAAAGGAGGTGAGAGATATGGGCGAAACCAGCACTAACAAGGTCGTAACCACCGAGAATCTGGGAACCTTCAAGACCCAGATGGAGGCGGTCATCGACGAAAAGGTCAGCGAGGCTGGCGGCAGCATCGTCTACGCCACTGAGCAGGACATCCTTGACCTGTTCGCTGAGACCTCCGTACCGGAGGAAGGCGCAGAGGAGTAATCTCACAGCATCAAAAAACTACTACATTTTAGGAGGAATTGAACATGGCTTATAAGCACATTACCTACGAAAATATGCAGACTTTCTCTGCTGAACTGAAGCAGAAGTATGCGAAGCAGACCGACGTTGCCGCGTTGGGTACTCGCGTAACCACGCTGGAAAATGCCGGCCATCAGGCCAACGTCATCGAGGGCGTCAAGGTCAACGGCGCTCTGCTCACTCTGGTTGAGAAGGTTGCCGACATCCTCATCGCCGAGGGTACTACCAACGGCACCATCAGCGTCAACAACGTCGATGTTGCGGTTCACGGTCTGGCAGCTCTCGCCTACAAGTCCGAGGTCTCCGAGGCTGACCTTGCCGCCTCCCTGACCGCCATCATCAACTCCAAGGCCAACCAGTCTGCTCTCGACACGCTGACCGGCGAGGGCGAAGGCTCCATCTCCAAGATGATTGATGACGCCTTCAACGACTTCTCCACCAAGGTGTCCGACGATGGCGTGGTCAACAGCTACAAGGAGCTGATTGATTGGGCCGCCGAGCATGGCGCTGACGCTGCCGAGCTGGCTGCCGGTATCAAGGCCAATGAGACCGCCATCAACAACCTGAAAACTCTGGTCGGCACTCTGCCCGAGGGCGCTGTCTCCACCAATGTGGTGGACTACATCGCCGAGGCTATCGCCGCTCTGAGCATCGGCGACTATGCCAAGACCGAGGAAGTCACCAACGCCATCAACACCGCGCTGGCGAACCACTACACCAAGACCGAGGCCGATACCACCTTTGTTAAGGTCACTGACATCGAGACCGTCACTGCCGACGAGATGGTAGCTCTGCTGGCCGACGAGTAATCCCGCATCGCTTTCTGAATGAAGGGAGGAACGCCTGATGCCTAATTGGAAGATTCCAAATTCCGCTGGCTTTTCCACCCTGATTGACTTCATCAAGCAGACCAAGAAGGCGTCGGACGCTAACGCGTCCGGCGTCTCCGGTTTGCAGGAGGATATTCAGGATTTGGCAAGCCACACCGCCGATACCTTCGGGCAGGTGGACAACGCCCTCTCCGAGATGGATAACGAGAAGCTGGATAAAACCGGAGCGGTTTCTTTCAGCATCCCGACCAGCGGCTGGGGTACTGATTCGAGCGTGTCGGATTACCCCCAATACTACGACGTGGCTGTCGCAGATTTGACGGCTGATG